GTATATTTATTATAACCTGTGGTACAATATTCATTTAATATTTCAGTTGGAATATTAACTCCATTATAATCATTTCCTTTGTTTGGTTTTTCTTCACCATTACTTTCTATAAAAATTCTATTATTTTTAAATATAATATCTTTACCACATTCACCAATTATATAATCCAAGTATTTTTTTAGATGTTCATTTTTAGCACAATTACCAAATTCATCTCTATATAATGGAATTAATAAATGTAGTAATTTATTTGGATATACTTCTTTTTTCCATCTTAATCCTCTACCAATAATTTGTCTTATATCAATATCAGATTGTCGTGGGTCTCCCAAACAGATAAAATCAATAAAATCATTATCATAACCATATCCAATTTTACCAACACAAATAATAACACATTGTTCTTTATCATCTTCAAATGTTTTTAAATCTGTATCACTATCATTTTCTACTTCTATTTCTTTAGAAACATAGATATAAACATTTAATTTATCTTGTTTCTGTAATAATTTGTATAAATTTCCTGCATTTTTACAATCATTAACATATATAATTCCTTTTTTCTTGTTATATTTTGTCATTGATTCAACTATTAAATCTTTTAAATTATGATATTCTTTTTTTTTATTTTCTAGTTGTTTAACAATAGTTTCAATATTACATAATAATTCTTGATTTATTAATTCATATACTTTTACTTTTTCTATAATAGAACCATATATATTTGGTGCTTTTTCAATATCTTCTGTTGGTGTTGCTGATCCAAATAATCTATATTTAGTAATATTATTACTTAAAAATTCTGATATATTTTCAGGATTTCCCCAAGATGTTATAAAATGTGCTTCATCAAATATAATTAAGTCAAAATTTATATCAAACTTTTTTATAATTTTTAATAAACTAGTTTGACTTTGATAACAACTTGTCATTATAAATTTTTTATATGATTTTAAATTTTTTTTAATAGTTTTTTCTTTTTCTTTTATATGACTATAATGAATAATATCATAATTTGCATCTTTAATATAAAAGGAGTATTTATCTTCAACTATTTGATGATTTAATAAAATTCGCGGAGTCAAAAATAAAATACTATCAAATTTCATTTTTATAATAGTTTTATAATATAAATGAGTTTTACCAAATCCAGTAGGTGCTTTTATAAATGCTTTTTTGTATATATTTAATTTTTCAATAATTTCAACAAGATAATTATCTTGTAATTTATTACGCAATCTATTTTCTTTTGTCTCTGACCGTTTATTTTGAATAACTTTTTTAAGTAAATCTTTTAATTTTTTAATTCTGCCTTGATAAATTATATTTTTAATTTCTTCTTCTGATAATACTTTAAACTTTATTATTGTCGTAGATAAAAATGGTTCTATTTCTTTAATAATATCATTTTGATAAAATTCACTACCTCCATTTTTTTTAGAATGATATTTTTTAAAATATTTTTGTAATAGTTTTTCTACATATGTATCATCATATTTTTGATTATTTAAAAGTTCAATAACTAATATAAATTTACCTCGTTCATATTCACTGGTTGCATAAGTGCTATCTCTATTAATTATATTGTTAGTTTTCCCTAATTTACATATTTGATTATTTTCATAAGATGAATGATATCTGATGTATATATATCCATTATTTAAAATAGGTTTTATATCCATAATATTAATATATATTTATTAATAACTTAATATTTATATATCAATTTTTTAATTCGTCTTTTAATTTATTACAAAATTCTTTTAATTTATTATTTTTTTTTGAATTACTATTTATTAATTCATTTTCTAATTCTTCGTTTATAGGAAAATTTTCTTCAGATATTAAAATAGATATTATTTGATTTACTGGTTCATCTGTATTTTTAATATCAGAAGTTAAACTGAAAGACTTATTTTTTTGTGGCATAAAATGATAACATGGTAAGCCTTTAATATTTTCATTTTTAAAATCTTTAAATATTTCACTTAAATTATTTTTAGTAAAAAAATTAGACATTTTTATTTGATAGTTTAAATTGTTCTATATAATAACTTAATTTATAACATATTTCTTAATCTATTTTCTAATTCTTCAGTGTTAGTAGAATTAGTAATATCATTTTTATTATTAGAATCGGTTGTTAACATAGATATTAAATGATTGACATCATTATTATTACCACCTTTTTGTAGTAAAACACTAGAAGTAGAATTAGTATTAAAAAGCTTTCTTTTTGATGGTAAAACACTAGACGTGGAATTATTATTAAAAGAACCACCTTTTTGAAGTATTAAACTAGAAGATGAATTATCATCATAAGAACCACCTTTTTGTGGTATAAAACTAGAAGTAGCATTATCATCATAAGAACCACCTTTTTGTGGTATAAAACTAGAAGTAGCATTATCATCATAAGAACCACCTTTTTGTGGTATAAACATAGAAGTATTTGATGTAGCACTTAAATTGCTTGCATTTTCATGTATGAAGCTGGAATTAAATTCAGAAGTAGTATCACCACCACTTTGAGACATATTATTATGAGAATTTTTAGGAGCATCTACTATATTTATAGAATTTGATAGACTAACAGAACTTTCACTATTGAGATCTTTAAATATTTCAGATAAAAAATTATTAGACATATATATATATATATATAGAAATAAAAGTTTTATAATATTTTTTATCAATAATATTATAATAATGTATATTAATCAAATTGATGATTTATTTGATAATATTTTAAATAAACTATTTGAATATCTTACAGAGAAAAAAATTTTTCAAAAATATAATTCTGATACAAATTTTGTTAAATTTCAAAATGATATATTGAATATTTTAAAAGATTTTATTTCCAATCATACATCTAAAAAAGAGATTTTAGAATTAGTTAAAAATGAATCTTATTATAATTTTATTTTAGAAACAATTAAACGTTATTGTGCTTTTTATATATATTTAGGAATTGGATATTATTATGACGGTGGTAGAGATTTATATATTACAAATATAATTGAATCTAGTAAATATCAAAAAGATTCAACTTATCAAATATCAAATTTTTATAATTCTGAGAATAATTCTAAAATTATTACAGCATATAATGATATCAAAAATATTTTATATGTTTTTGAGGCTGGTAAAACTATGGATAAAATTAAAATTATTTTATTAAATAATCCTCTTAAATTTGATTCAACTATAAAATTATTTAATGACTTGGGAGAAGATTATATTATTGATAATTTTTTAATTAAAGAAAATTTTCATAATATTTTAAAAACTTTAATTTTTAAACAAATTTATATTAAAGAAGAAAAAAATGAACTTTTAGGATTTTTAAATCAAGAAGAACAAGAAAAAGGCGAATATAAATATATTGAAATTATTGTTTCTAATGAAAAAAAATTAATTGATTTTAATCAAATACAAAAATTTTTATCAATTCAACAATTAAAATTAGGATTAGCTGAAGAAATTTATAATTATTTAGTAGAAATGAGAGAAACTAAAGAATTTATTATTAAAGAAAATCAAGATTTTGTTAATTTTTTATTTTCAAAAGGTATATTAATTCCAATTTCAGAAGAATTTATTAGATTTCACGATGATAATGAAAGATATGACCCAGAATCTATAATAGGTGATAATTTGAGAGAGAGAGATGCTTCTAAAATTAAATATATTATAAATAAAATGAATAATGTAAAAAATTATTATTCACCTTTTATAGATAAAAATCCTAAATTAAAACTTGATATAGAAAAATTATTTCATAAATCTCAAGAACCTAGACAAGCAGTATTAATAAATGAAAATGAGGAATTAAAGATCGTTCAAAAATTAAAAATGTCTGAAAATGCATCAGATAAAGATTTATTATTTGATTTAGAAAATATTAGAACATATGCATATACAAATTATAAACATTTTTCTAAAGATAGATTTAAATTAAGAACTTCAAAACCTATTTCATCTATTCGTTTAATAAATTTAAAGAAAAAAAAATCACCTATTGAATCACGTATAGGTCATGATAATTTAGAATTATCAGTGGTTGGTGTAGCTTGGAATCCTAAACATTTACCTTTAGAATGTTTTACAACAGATGAATTAGTTAATGTAAATAAATTATTAAAATTAGATAATGGATATAAATCATTTACAAATATTATTAATAAAACTTTTAATAAAAAAAGTAATAAATTATATTATTGGTTATTTGATATTAATAAAGATATTCCAAAGTTAAAAGGTTATACTAATTTAAATAGTAATGATCCAACAAAAAATATTAATATTATGATTTCTGAAATTTATAATCAATATATTGACTTGGTAAAAAAAAAATTTGAATTATATATTAAAAATTTAGATGAAATTACAATATGGAATTTAGATAATATATTAAGAGGTTATTCTAAGAGATTTTTTGACTTTAATTTAAATCCAGAAATTAAAAACAAATTAATTCAAAAAACATTAGAAAAAAAATTAAAAGAAATAATAATTGAAGTAGATGATGTTGATAATATGATACCAGGAAAAAGAGATAAAATTATTGAATTACCTATATTAAAAAAAGAAATAAAAAAAAATATTGTATATATAAATGCAGAAAAGAAAATAGAAGAATTAGATAAAGAAAAAAATCTACCTATTTGTTTACATTATATAAGATGGCGAAATATTAGTAAAATGAGTAAATCTAAAACAGATGATTTTTCACAAGCAATTGTGGATTTTGCAAAACAATATGTTAAAATAAGTAAAACAGGTGAATATATTTGTAAAAGTTGTAATGAAATATTATCAATTAAAAAATATATTTATGAAGGAACTTATGTTGAGGAAATAGATACATTTATGACAACTAATATTGCAGTAAATCAAAAATTAGAAGAAATTCCAAAATATACAAAATTTATGAGAACTATAAGAAATTTAGAAAAAAATATAGAAAAAATAGCTTATTCTACAGACTTAAATTTATATTTAGGTTCAACACCAACAATTAGATTAAGAAGAAAATTAATTATAAAAGATGTTTTAGATATAATTTTATTACATACAGAATATTTAAGAAAACAACCAAAAGATAGAATAGAGCAAGCAAGTAAAAAATATAATATTAATAAAGATTTGACAAACTTATTCTTTTTTGAATTAAAAGATGAAATTTTTTTAACTAGTTCTACTGATACTGACTATTATAAATTAATTAAATATAATAATGTCATAGTCTATTTATTATTTATAATATTATTAGATTTAAATCCTGGTCAAATACTTGGATTAAAAGATGATAAAAACTGTAATTTTTTCTTTTATGAAAAAGTTTCTCAAAGTATATTTAGTAATTTATATTTAAGAATAAATCAAAAAGATAAAATACCAATAACTAAAATTCCATTATTATGTTATACAATATTTTATTTATCTTGTATTTTTACAAATAATAGAATTTGGTTATGGAAAGAACCTACTGAAAAAAGTAAAACTAAACAATTTACAAACATTATTGTTCAAAAAACAATAATTCACACATTGATTGATTTAATTAATAGTATTGTTGAAGCTAATTTTGTAAAGGATAAAAATTATTTGTATGAATTTATTAATACTAGATTTACTCAAAAAATAACATATACTTTTAATGATAATACTTTAATGAAAAGAATTCAAGATAAAACTTCTAAAATTATTAATTATGATGAGAATTTAAAAAAAATAAATTTTACAAAAAAGAAAATAGAATTTTTAGAAATAAATAAATTAGATGAAGAATTATATGAAGATATACAAAATAATGAACAATGTGATGTAAAAATTAAAAAAATAATGCAACTAGAACAAAAAATATCAAATAATAACTTTGATATATTAACAAATTGTTCCTCTGGTAAATTTCATACTTGGGATTTTCAAAAAGACGATATGATATGTAAAAATTGTAAACAATCATATAATGAATTAGTTAAAATGATTAAAAAATCAACTACTACAATACAAAATGATAACAATATATATATTGATAAATTAAAAATAATTAATTTAAATAAATTAGCAAAAAAATATTGTATTTCTGGTGATATTCATGAAATTAATGAAAAAAATATTTGCATTAAATGTAATAAAAATCCAAACGAATATTCTTTTAGTAATAAAGAATTAGAAAAAATGGAAAAAAATATAGAAGAAAAAACATATGAAATGACATTATCGTCTATTTCACAAATAAAAAAATTTGTTGAAAATAAAGAAAAAGAAAAAGAAAATATAAAAATTATTATAAATAAATTTAATAGTAGATATCAAAAGAATACAGAAAATAAAATAAATAATTATGTTATTGATTTTATAGAAAGAATTATTAAAGTATTAGGTAATAAAATTAAAATTGGAAATGATATTATCTATATGAAAGATACACTTTATATAATAGATCATGATTTCTTAGGAAATGAAAGAAAAGACATAATAACACTTTTAGAAAGTGATAATAAAATTGAAATAATTAGAAATCATTATTATTTTAAAAGTGATGTTATTTATTATAAAGATAAATCAAATAATGTTTTTGTGTTTTATGATTTTATTACATTACAATATTTAGGATATAGTGAAAATAATAAAGAATATAAAAAAACTAAATCATTAGCATCATTAAAAATTAATTTATCATTAAAAGATTGTATACTTCAATTAGGTTTAGAAAATCAATTTATTAATTTATACCATTTAAATTCATCATATCAAAATATGAAAATTGAAGAAATTACAAAAGATTCATATAATATTGTTAATAATTATTTAAGAACAAGACTACTAAATTTAAAACAAATAATTTTACGTATTCAATCAATAATAAATAATATTAAAAATAGTTCTAAAAAAAGTAGTTTATATGGAATAGAAGAAAAACAAATAATAAATGAATTTACTAAAAAAATTAATAATTTTAAAATGAAAGATGAAGAGCAACATGATGGTGTTTTTAAACATTGGAAAATAATTTTAAATAATATTGAAATATTACCATTACCTGAAAAAATAACATTAAATATTAGTAAAAATTATATTGATACATTATCTTTTAATAATTTAAATAATATAGACTGTAAATTAATATTTTATTTAATTTTTAATTTTAATAGATTACTTGATTATAATACACAAATTGCATTACAATCTGAATTATGTCATTTAATAATTAAAATGATAAAATATTCCTTTGAACAATATTATAGACCATATTCAAATACTCAAGTACGTAAATTTGATTTTATTTTAATTAATGAAGTTCCATATATGGATGAAAATTTAAGAGTATCTGATGGATTTTACCAAGAATTACTACATAATAAAGAAATTAATAATGAAAATGATAAAAATAAAGATGATAATATTGATACGAAAGAAGCATTTCAATCTATGGATATAGATGATTATGATGTAGATGATGATATTGATGATTCAATGGAAGCATTAGATAATGATATTCAATAATTGCTCTAACGCATTTTTTAAACTTTAAAACTTTAAAATAATTTTCTATACTAAAATAATTTAATATGGAAAATGAAAAACTTTTGAATAATATTCTTTTAATAATATTATTGTTATTAGTAGCTAATTATATATCAAATGGCACTGTTTTAGAAGTATTAAAAAGATATTATGAAAAATTTTTAAATATTATACAAAATACTGAAAATACTAAAAACATTAAAAACATTAAAAAGATTAAAAATACTAATAATACTAGTAATAATAAAATTAATTTTAAAGAAGAGCCAAATATGAAAAAATTATATCATTTTTTACAAAGTTTAATAACAGTAAATAATACATATACTGAATTAGATAATTCAAAAAATAAGTTAATTTCTATGAGTGAAAACGATAAAGAAACATTAAATAAATTTATTATTAAATCATTTAATAGTTATGATTTTAAATTCAATAATTTAGTTATATTAGATTCTATTATTTTCTTAGAAAATTCTGCAGGTAAAGAACTTAAACCTTTTAGAATTAGTGGAGATGTATATATTAATAAAGAACCAATTGGTAAAATAACATTACATTTAGAAATATTTATTCGTTCTGATAGCACATTTTATGGACCATTTAATTCTGGATTCCCAACATTTACACGAATTAAATTAATTAGAAAAGATAAAATAGCTACTCCTATTTCAGAAATACCTAATATTAATGATTACGAAGAATTAGTTGCAACTGATAATAGTTTAATACCAGATTCTATAAATTTTTCAACTGATGAAACGGGAACAGGAACAGGAACAGGAACTGAATATTCTGAATAAAATTTATTCATCTGAATCTTTTTCTTTAAGATTTTCTCTCATTACTTTAAAAAATAAATCATTTTTTAAAATTTCATCAGCTATTAAATATTCATCGTTAACTAATATTCTACCTTTTTCACTTACTAATTTTCCACTTTTATATTTTTCGGGAATAACACGATTTACAAATTCTTTAACTTTTTCGGGTATTTCGGGTTCAGTCCAAAATTCTGGGAAAAATCCTTTTCTTGATAATGTATTAAAAAAATAATGTATATCGTAATATCTATTTTGATGAGGTGTTATATTTATTTTATTAGTCCATTCTGCTTCTACTTTTGAATTATTTACAAGTTTTGGTATACAAGCAAAATCAAAATCCCATAATTTTATTTGAAAACCAATATTTGGAACAATATATGATTGACCATTAATTATATATTTATATTTTTTTTTTGACATATCAATTAAATTAATTAATAAATTATTCGCTTTCATATCATTATGTCTAAAAGCGGGATATTTTGCTTGAATAATTGCTAATACTGATAAAAATTGATAAAATATGGTACGCCAATGTCTAATTTTAAATGATTTATAATGTTTTCTAAGATAATCTAATAAATCACCTCCGTTTGCCCACTCTGAAATTAAAACAGACACATTTTGATAATATTCACCATTTTGATATTTTTCTAAAAATTGGTCAAATTTTTTACTATCTACTAAATTTGATTTAGCTAATGATAAAAATGGTTTAATTGATGTATTAAATGTTGCAATTGGTAAAACAATATGAGGAGTTTCTGAGTTTCTTACAAATTGAGATAATAATTTAATCATCATTAACTCTGCATTTTCTGGTCTTTTTATATTATACATATCTCCATAATTTTCTTTTTTTGGATATGCAACAATTTTTACTGCATATGATTTTCTTAAATCATTTGTGCCATCTTCTAAAGGTGGGTAAACACCTTTAAATGTATGACCAGTTGAACCACTTTTAATATATAATAATTTTCCACCTAATTCTGAAATTGCTTTAGAAAAATCTATATATTTTTTTGGCATTAAATCACGAATATCTTCTGATTTTGATTGATCTGTTTCAGAACTTGATTTTGTATCTAATATTGATTCTACATTTTTACCTTGGAGCATTTTATTAATTACATTAATTCTTTCTGGTATTAAGTTATAATTCTTTTTATCCATAAATTAATATATTGTATATTTTTATTAAATAAAAAACTTTTTATATAATTTTAATTAAAAATTAAATTTTCACAAAGTCTATTTCTAAAATTATCTTCTTTAGAAAGTTCATCTTGATATTTCATATATATATATTTAATTAAATCTATTTCAAGTGGAGGTAATTTAGGTATTGTCATCCAATATTTAGATTTATTTAAATAATCTTGTTCAAAATCTAATGGATATAAATGAGATAATGTTGAATTATAATTTGTCATTAATTTTTTTAAATTATTTGGTAATAAATAATTAGATTGTTGAGGTAATACAGATAATAATTGCACGAATGGTTTTAATGGTTTATTTTTATTAAATTTAATATTATTTATTTTAACTTTATTTAAATATTTTTTAATATCAGATAAAAATGGTGGATTTTCAAATGGAAAATACCATTCCCAAGATGGACATTTATCAAAATAATATAGTGTTACCCATTTAATTCCTATTAAATAGTTTTTTACTAATTGTTCACTTAATTTTTCTATACTTTTTTCTGATTCACAACCAAAATAATGATTATAATATCTTTTTCTCCATTCAATTGGATTATCAGAACCTAATAAAACAGGATCATCAAATTTAAATTGTAAATTTTCAATTCTAAATATTTCTTGCTCGTAAGAATCATTTGAATTACATCTCGTTCTTTTTTTACCTTCTGCATAATGCTCTCTTAATATTTCTTCTTCTTTCTCTGCTAATTTATCAATAATTTTTTCAAAAAAATCTAAATTAATTATAATTTTTTTATTAATATCAAGTAAATATTTATCTTTTGTATCACTAAGTTCAAAAAATACTTCCATATAAGATTCAACTAAATATTCTATACCATTTTTATGTATATTTAATGAAGGTAAATGTGGTAAAAAATCATTACCTAATAAATAACATAAAAATATAAAATCATTAATTAAATTATCATTATTTAATTTTACATCAATTGGTTCTATTAAATTTTCTTGATATTGTATATTCATTGTTTCTACAATACATTCTTTCATAATTCTAATTGAAACAAAGTTTAATGCATCAACTGGATTATTTTTATCCATTTGATTAGCTTCTCGTAATAAATATATTTTATCACTATTTGTGCTTAATGCTAAGAAAATTAAATCAGCATCTAAACCATATAATACATATTTAAAATCTTTTTGTTCTTTTTGATTTTCGCGAATAAATTGTAATAATTTGTGTTCACCTTCTGCAGGTGTATTACAAGAAGAATAAATTATTTTAATTTTTTGTAGTTTAGCCCAATCAACTATTTTATAATGTAATTTTTCCATAAATACTGTTCCCGGTGTAATTGCACTATTATTCCAAAATGTTGGAATAGGTTTATTATGTTTTTTACGAATTTTATCATATAATTCTTTATCATGAATTGATTTAAAACGTCTGCTACGTTGTTGTTTAATTTTAGCTACAGGAGCAACTCCATCTATTGCAATAAAAACTCCTTGATTTGGTTTAACATAATCAACTAAATGTGTTATATATTCTAAAACTTTATTTATCATCTTCCCTTCTAATATTTCAATATTAGTTATTTCTGGATTTTCAGCCAAAATTTTAAAACACATTGGATGTATTAAACAATTTGTATCTATTAAAAAATAATCAATTTCATTTAATTCTGATATAATTTCTTCTATATTTTTATCAATTGTTAATAATTTTTCTTTTTGAAAAACAAAATGTGTTTGTTTAAAGTTTTTCCATAACCATAAAAAAAATCCTGGTACTCCCATTTAATATTATAATATTAAATACAAGTTTAAATGGTTTCAATTTTTTTTTATTTTATAATTAAATAAATATAAAGAAAAATTAATATTTATTAATACATATTAAATGAATAAATTATATTCTACAGTTTCTACTGTTAAAAATGAAATTATTACTAAAGAAAAAAAAATAGACAATACTTTAAAAGCACCTATTTGTTGTATTGTCGGTCATGTTGATGCAGGTAAAACAAGTCTTTTAGATAGACTTCGTAATACAAATATTCAAGAAAAAGAAGTTGGAGGTATTACACAACATATTGGTTCAACTTTTTTCCCTATTGAAACTATAGAAAATAGGTGTAGTTCTATCAAAGGAAAATTTGAAGTTATATGTAATATACCTGGTATTTTAATGATTGATACTCCAGGTCATTCTGAATTTCAAAGTCTTCGTGATGTAGGAACTAGTATATGTGATTTAGGTATTTTAATTATTGATATTGAAGAAAGTATTCAAGAACAAACTAAAGAAGCAATTAAACTTCTTAAAGAAAAAAAAATTCCTTTTGTTGTTGCTGTTACTAAATTAGATAAAATTAATGGTTGGAAAACTACAAAATCACCTAATTTACGAGAGGCGCTTAAAGAACAATCTAAAGATATGTCTATGATGTTAATGGCAAAACTAGAAGATATTAAATATGATCTTTCTAAAGAAGATATTAATGCAGAATTCTATTTTAAGAATTCTAATCCAAAACAAATTTATTCTATAGTACCTGTATCTTCAAAAACAGGTGAAGGTATTGCCGATTTATTAGCATTACTTGTTTATACTGCACAAAACTGGATGCTTAAAAAAATACTATATCAAGATAAAGTTAGTTGCACTATTATGGAATCTAAATATGATAAATATAATGGATATACTATTGATGTTATTCTAAACAATGGAACAATTAATATTGGAGATAAATTTGTAGTTTCTACAATAACTGGTCCAAATATTTGTACTGTTCGTAATTTATTAATTCCTTCTGCATTAACTCAACTTGGAAAAAAAACTAATTGGGATTATAAAGATTCTGTTCGTGCATCAATTGGTTGTAAAATTATTGGTTCAAATTTAGATGGTGCATATCCAGGAACACATCTTTTTCCAATTAAAACAAGTGGTACTAGCGCAGGTGCTAGTACAAGCACAGAAGCAGATGCTATAAATAATGCAAATCAAGAGATTAATGATGTTTGGAAGTCTTATGATTTTATATCTCCTGGTGTTTTTATTGGAACACAAACATTTGGAGAACTTGATGCTGGTTATTCAATATTTCAAAAAGCAGGTATTAATGTTGCAGGTGCTTATATTGGCGAACCATCAAATAAGTTTATAGACTTAATCCTAATGAAAACAGAAGCAGATACACTTCCTGAAAATAGAATTTATTTGTATTTTGGTGCATTTAATAATACTGATATATTTGAATATGCTAAAAAAAATAATATTACTCTACTTTCTTCAGAAGTAATTTATAAACTTGTTGAATTGTATAAAATAGAAAAAGAAAAAATGATTAAAGCGCGTCAAAATACAAATAATAATGCTATTTTTCCAGTTGAAATGGTAATTTTAAAACAATATATTTTTATGAAAGGTGGTTCCGACCATTTAATGTTTGGTGTAAAGATTAAAAAAGGAACTTTATATAAAAATACACCTATTTGTATTCCTGAAAAAAATGTCCTTCTTGGAAAAGTTTTAAATATTCAATTTGAACATAAAGAAAAAGAAAAAGGAGAAGAAGGACAAGAAATATGTATTCGTCTTGATAATCCAAATCAATTAATAATTAATAGACAATTTGACGTATCTGATAAATTAATCGCGCGTCTTTCTCGCGAAAGTATTGATATATTAAAACGCGATTATAAAGAAGTAGTTCCAAAAAAAGATTGGTTATTAATTATAGAACACATAAAACTTCTTAAAATTGAAAAGTAAAATTATAATATAATTTAATAATGATAAATTATAATTTATTTAATAATCATTTAAAAAATATTAAATATAAACATTTAATAATTTTTAAATTTTTTAATTTAATAGAATTTTTAGATGATGATAATGCATCTAGAATTTTAAATTTATTAATAAACAATTATTTAGATATTTTTATAAAATATTCATTTTATGAGTTAATTAAATATATTCCATTAAAAAGATATAAAAAAACAGTAGGTATTTTGATTACTTTATATCAATTAATTAAAGACAAAACACAATTAATTATATCTTTATCAAAATGGAATTTAGCTTATAAAAATAAAATTTATTGGATAAAAGATAATAAATATCAAATAGAATATTTATTAAATTTAAAATTATATGTTAAATCTTTATTTGATTGTGCTTTTGGAGAGCAATTATTTGGAATTAAAATAATACCAATAGTAAAAACAAATATAAATAATAGTAAAAATTTTATTTTTGAAAATGTAATTCAAAGTTTAACTAAATTATATAAATTATTAGGACATAATTTTTTTAAAATAGGAAATATTCAAACAATGTTAATAAGTGATTTTAATTATTTAAAAGATGATGAAAAAATTAAATATATTATATTAGTTCAAACTAAAACTTTAAATCTAATAGACGAAACTATAGAAAATTATGAAAAATTTAATATGGTAAATTTAAAAATAAATAATTTATTAAATCCATTTTTAATTTATATAAAAAATGATACTATTTCTGATTATGATGTTGAAGATATAAAAGATTTTTTATAAAATTAATTTGAAAATAAAATTTGAGCCATTCCTTTTTCTACTACAAAAAAATTATAAGTTCTTGAATAAAATTTAAGAAGAATACCAAGATTATTTGGATTAATTTTAGTATCATTAATTTCATCAAAATATTCTTCTATAAATTTTAAATTTAAATTAAAATTTATTAATTTACCTTTTAATATTGTAAAATTAACAGTTCCTGAAGGTTGGGATTCTTCTGAAAAAAGTCCAAAATTATAAGCAGAAACACCTTTAGGTAATAAATTATTATAATATTTATATGATTGTAATTCATTATAAAAAGTATCTGTTAATTTTGGTTTTGTTAGTTCCATTTGATTTAATAAAATATTATAACTTGAATATATATTATTTTCAAAAAATTTAGTATAATCATATTGAGTATATATTTTTCCAAATTCACATAGTCCATTTAAAAATATTTTTGGTTGAGATGTCCATAATAACTCTTTTGTTGGTCTATCTAAACTAAGTTCTCCATTAAATAATAATTTTCTATCCAAATCAAATATGTTTTCTTGAAATAGTTCAATAATATATTCTAATTTAGACGAGCTAAATATGCTTCTTTCTACATCATCTAAATAAATACATTCTGTTATTAATTTAATTTTTGGTTTATTAAGTAAACTATAATATTGATTATAATTATTAAAAGAATCTCTATCTAATATTTCGTGTTTGTCATTTGACACTGGAACATAATTAATTTTATATCTAATCCATTCATTTAATCCCATATATCCTCCATATAAATCTATACTATCACCATCATTATAAATACTTTGATTTTTTATATAATTACCACTAGTATCTTTACCATAATTTTTCATTATTTCAAATAAAGTATCATTTTTATTTTTTTCAGCTAATGAAGGATAATGTAAAACTAATAATTGATAATTAATTTTAGAACAATGATAAGTATATAACTGACTATAATTATCGTAATCATATTTGTCCCAAATTAATTTTTGATGAATTGTTTTATTAAATGGAATAGTTATTTTTAATAAATTATAATATTCTTTTTCATAATCTCTAAAATATAGTAAATTTTTTAATTTATTTAATTTTAAATTAATTGAAATACTTGAATTTGATAAAGCAACAGCTGGTAATGATGAACCAATATCTTTACAAAACCAAAAATTTAATGGTAAAAATAATGTAGTTGAATTTTTTTTATAATTATTAAATAAAGTTAAATTTTTGTTATTTCCAATCATTAAATTATATATTTTTTTTTGTTCTTCTTTTATATGATGTGTTTGATAAATAAAAGATTGATCTGAACTATATTTTTCAATAACTTGTCCTCCTATTTCAACTTCAAAATCAGTAAAAAAATAATGAGCTAGATTTTCTATCCAAGCAAAATTTACATTTTTATTTACTAATTGATTATATTTATTTTGATTAAAAATATAATTTGAATGATAATATTTTAAATAAGTTACCATATTTGTATAACGTTTATTAATTTCTTCTTTTAACTTGGATATTTTTATATTTATTAATTCGTTATAATTAATATAATCATCCGGAACTATTAATTTATCTAATTGTAAAATATAACCACTTAAATTAATATCATTATATATATCATTAAAAATTAAATTATTTAATTCGTCTTTTGATTTTTTATATTTTGTATTAAATTTAATTGTATTTTGTTTAATAATTGATAAATTAATATTAATAGAATCTAAAAGACTAATTAATATTTGATATAATTGAATTTCAATCACACAATATTTTTTTAAATCTTCATATAATTTATTCCATTTTGTTATATCTTTTGTAATATTTTGTAATTCATTTTGTTTTAATGCAGTTATTTTTGCATTTTCTGTAAAAGATAGAGATGGTAATTCAATTTCAATATAACATTTTGAAATTAAATCTGATATATTATTTAATTTAAAAGAAATTCTATTATCATATTCGGGTTGTTGATCTGGAATAGTTTCTATTAATTCTATACCAAAAATAGTATGTCTTCTATAATTTTTTTTAAAATAAGTAATTTGTGGATTAAATGTTAAATATCCATCTTGTTTTCCAAATGATACTAATTGTATTAAACCGCCGGTCATTAATAATTTAATAAGTCTTAGTTTTAAATTATTATAATTTTTTTTATAATTATTTCAAAAAATATAAAACTAATTAAAAATGAAAATCTATCTATAAAATCATTAATAGTAAATTTATTATATAAAAATAAAAAAACTAAATAATTTGATAATAATACTTTACAAATAAAATAAAATAATAATTGATAATTGTTAAACTTTACTAAAAAATCAGCAAAAATAACATCAGATATAAAATAAGATAGTAAAATTAAAAATGTTCTATATAGCCAATATAAATCAAGATTAATTATACCTGTTTCAAGAAAATTTTCAATAAATTTTTTTATAATAAATATTAAAAATAATTTTAAAAAATCTAAAATTGGTTCACTAAATTTAGAATTATATGAAAATTCTTTAATTTTATCTTCAATAAATATTATAGAAATTATAGATGCTATTAACAGTCCCAATGCAGAATACAACCAAGCATTTGTAAATAATTCAGTATCTTTTAAATAGGCAGAAACTAACTCTGAAATTATAACTGTAGTCAATATATTAAAAAATGTATATTTTGCAGTAAATATTTTTGATGTTGTTAACATTATTATTATATATTATAAATTATTTAGAGTGTGTTTATAATATATAAATATATTTACTTTATATAATGGAACTACTTGATTTTAAAATTTTAATATTGTTAGGTTTAGCTATTGTAATATATTTTTTATATAAAGAATTAGAAATACATAGACAACGTTTAACTTTATGTGAAGAAAAAATTAAAGAACTAAAATATTTATCGCAAAATACAGAATTTTTAAATGAAAATTATAAAGTTAATTCCGTTCAAAATACAGAATTTTTAAATGAAAATTATAAAGTTAATTCCGTTCAAAATACAGAATTTTTAAATGATAAAAATTTATCTATTTTATTACCAATAAAAACATTAAATGAACCTGTTAAACAGATAACAGAAACTTCTTTAGAAGAAACTAGTTCAGAAATTTCAGAAAATGTAAAATTATCATTATCTGCTAAAAATAATTTAGAATCTAAAATAGAGTCAGATACAAAACATTTAGAAATATATTCTAATGATAATGATAATAATTTAGAAACAACTATTTCTGATTCATTAATGATATCTAAATCAAATAATAATTTAGAAACAAGTATTCAAGATTCATTAATAATACCTAAATTAGAAAAAATTAGAAATAATACTGAAATAAGTGATTCAGAACAAAAAATAATAATAAGTGATTCAGAACAAAAAATAGTAATAACTAATAATGAAAAAAATGATTTAAATACATTATCTAAAATGAAATTAATTGAATTACAAAATATAGCAAAAAATAAAAATTTAAGTTTAGATAAAAAAGTTAACGGACATTTTAAAAAAAAAACTAAACAAGAATTGATTGATGAATTGTGTAAAATTTAATTAATAAATAAATATCTAATTATAATTATATATGGACAATCGTTATTGGTCTAATGGATGCCCTGCATTAATGCAAGATGGTCGTTTTATTACAAATTATGTAAGAACTAGTATTATCGATCAAGTAGTAAGAGAAGTAAATGGTATAAAGTCGAGTAATGAATATCGTTTATTTTTACAAAATAATACCGAAAGTATTATAAATAAAGAACGAGAGAATTTACTTAAAAATAATACTTGTAATGTAGATGGTAAATGCGTAAAATTAAGTAATAATTCTTTTAATTAAAAATTTACTAAATAGAAATACTCTCTAATGATATTATCCAATTAGAAAGTGTTGTATTACTGTTATCTGAAATTTCTATAACTAAATCAGTATCTTCTAATCTCATTGTTTTTATAGTCCAATTAGTAGGCTCAGATGAAAATAATATGGTTGTAGTAAAAGAAACTGTATTAATACCATTTATTATTCTAGAATAACCTTGAAATATAATATGTGATGAATTAGTAATATTTGAAACTGACACAATTTTTCCAGTAAATGTTAAACTATCCGTAGAATTATTAATAATATTACAAAAATATACATTCATTGATATATCTGTAATACCTATTGTAACTTTTTTTAAATATTTTTTTTCATAATCATTCAAACTAGTATTATATACAAGAATCGCATTACTTGAATTATCACTAAAAGTACTATTATATAGTTTTAAACTATCATTAAATTTAATATTTGGTGTAGTATTTAAAAAAGTAATATTAGCTGATGTATCAATATTATTTCTACCAATAGTAATAACATTAAAAGAACTGTCCTTAATCTGTAATTTTGTGCCAAATTTAATAATTCCAGTTTCAGTTAAATCTAATTGTTGATAAAATTTAATAGTATTATTTAAAAAACCAATATAATTATTAGTATCTTTTATAATTAATTCATTACCTGTAGTAAATTTAATATTTGGTGTAGTATTTAATAAAGTAATATTAGATGATATATCAACAGTAGTACTACTAATGGTTATTACGTTAGAAGAACCAAATTTAATAATTCCATTTGGAGATAAATCTAATGGTTGATAAATTTTAATAGTATTATTTAAAAAACCAATATAATTACTAATATCTTTTATAATTAATTCATTACCAGTAGTAA